CCAGCCCACTCTCCGTTGTTGGCCCATTCTGACCAGCCAATACTCTTCTGGTGGACTCTGTACAGGTAGAAAGATTCCTTTCCGGTGATCCGGATCGCTTCCAGTCTTCTGTTCTGTCCAGTAGTTCCGATCAGTGTGTCCTTGGTGATGTTCTTGTATTCTTTGTTTCCGATCCCTTTCATATGGACAACAACATTTGTTTCTCCGACCGGCTTAATATGAAGCGCTTCAATTCTACGATTCTGACCGGTAGAACCAACCATTAAGCCATCGGACTGCCAGTTACCCCATCCAAATCCTCTCATGTGAGCCTGATATGAGATTGTACCGAACTTATCAGTCTTGTTCTGGAATACTCCACCAGCCTTAATCTCTCCGTCGATTGGTTCTGCTTTCTTCTTAACTGGTGCTACCGGTGCTGCTGGTGCAATACCGAAGGACTTAAGGATTCCTCTTGCCAGATCATCAATTTTCTCATTGAATTTCGTAAGATCTGTTTTATTTGTAATGAATCCATTTTCCAGAAGTCTGTAGCTGTAACCTTTCGCAGCTGCGAGATTGACGTTGGCAAGATGCGCTCTGCCTACTACCTTATTTGCTCTGCCAGGGAAGAATGACCCGATGAAGTTAGCAAGTGCTGTATCATATGTGTCTGGATTATATCCTTCTTTAATAATTACATGACCACCTTTGGCTGTCGATACATTGCTGTCCATATGAAGTTCCAGGATCTGCCAATCCTTTGAGATTTTAAGTGAGCTGATACCTTTGTCGACGTACCAGTTCCGATTTGTATCTCCAAGAGTAACATTACTTCCTCCGTATGCTACGATTCGTCTTGCAAGTGCCCGAACTCTCTCTGCCTCGGTGTAACCGTATCCAACAGCTCCACTGTCACCGGCTCCGTGTCCTGCTATAATAAATAAATGTGCCATAATTGCTCCTTCCTGTGCGACATCGTGCGACATCGCACACAATATATAATATGTTAGAGGACGATTATTCGCCCTCTGCGTTACATTCCGGTAATCCGGCAATGCTGGTTAACAATGACAGGATTCCGGCCAGTACTGATGCTGATACTACCAGCTTTGCGTCTACCTGACCGAGTGCTGTGGCTGTTCCGATTGTTGCTACTGCAGTCTGCGCTACAGTTTTGATCGCTCTTATACCTGCTTTCTTCATCCATTTTTTGGTATCTACCGATACCTTAAATACACAATTTTTAAACATAATTATTCCTCTCTTTCCGGTGGTTCTGTCGGTAATGCCATGAGTGCATTATACATTTGCGTACCTACACCATTTCCTTTAAGCGTATGGTACTGCTTATACTCATCTTCTAATGACTGTTTGACGTACAACGGGCAATATCCGTGATCGTCATGATACTTGTTGTAGAGCCTTATCAAATCCGCTCTTAGTAGTGCACGTATTCCTTTTCGCATAGCTATCACCTGATAATATATGTATGCGATAGTTGATACCACGAACGAAAGTAGCGCCCAATTTTCTGATAAAAACTTGATCATATGTGTCCTTTCCTTATTTTCATGGTATAAAAATAAGACCTTACGGTCCTGCTCTGATTTCCATGTGCTTTCCTTGCATTATCCCTCCTTTAATGTTCCTGTTCCGGCATTATAGATGTATTTCTTGCGCACCTTATCGTATAAGCATAATGTACCGTCAGACTTTTTAACCGGAATCATATCAGCTACCAAGGTATCCCCGGAATAGATCTGTGCATAGTAGATCTTGCCCACTACACCTGTTCCGGCTGGTGTGCTGTTCTTACTCATATTTCCAAGATAATACGGACTGCTAAGCTTGAACGAATCTATCGCATCGGTAGCTACGATTGTGTCTCCAACCTTGCAACTTGCATTTGTTTGCTCGATAATCCAATCATTCGCCCAGAATGGTGCATTTTTAGCGGCGCTGGATACTGTACCACGGACTACGTAGATATTATCTGTACAGCTGTAGCCGATTTTATAATTATCGTCACGTGCTCCGGCAATATAAGTTGTACCGCTCTGTAAGTTCCATCTTGCTTTTGTGTTAGTCTTTTCGTCTGGTAAGATTTCTGTATCGAAATAGCAATTACCATCCAAGTTCAGGCTTGTAAGTTCCGTGTGGTCTACCGCTGTACTTGCATTAACCGTAACGTTGCACTGTGCTGTGTATCCACCATCCGCGGTAGTTACAGTTACGATCGCTGATCCGGCTGTCTTGGCTGTAACCTTTCCACCAGATACGGATACATTGCTGTTGCTTGCACTCCATGTAACAGACTTATTAGTTGCATTGCTTGGTGATACCGTAGCAGTCAGCTGTGCAGATTTTCCGGCATTCAGTGTCAGTGTCGTCTGGTCGAGTTTAACTCCTGTAACCGCTATAACGGTCGGTGCGACAGGCGCTGTAGTATATCCTATTCCAAGATTTCTTAGTTTCTGATCAATAACTGGGCTGTAAAATGTGCGATACCATGATTCTACTGGATGCACTCCATCACCAACACCGCTATTTGCATTACGTGTATATTTGCTCTTATTCTTAGATGTCATAGCAATTTGAGAACATTTTCTCATATCAAGGTATGGCATATTCCATTTATCACAGATTTCAATTGCTTTTGAATAGATACTGTCCACGTAAGAGTTGTCTTTTGCGAAGCTGTGTGGAATAATATATAATTTAACCGCCAGAGGATACCTGTCCATGATATGCTGCAATGCACTTTCTAACGCTCCACAAAATGTTCTCGTATTGTATGAAGCATCATATCCGGATTCGATAGAGCCGACCGGGATGCTGCTATTGATATCATTAACTCCACCGTCGAAAATTATTGCATCCGCTGCACCAGTGTAATTTTTAATCTGCGTTACGATTGGCGTATGTGACGGATTGGATGTCACTGCCATATTAGCACCAGACTCTGCCTTATTAATCCACACAGCATCCGTATACTTTTCTTTTAATGGCTGGATGATTCCTGTTCCCTCTTTCCATCCCCATCCTGCTAATATACTGTCGCCAAATGCTACAATTGTCTTGTTTTTATACGGATTGGTGAGTGTCTCACCAATCTCAACTGGATGCTCTGTAAGATATGTGTTTACATACTCCTGCATTGCTTCCTTTGTTGCAATCTTTTCAACCTCGCGCATACGATTCAACAACTGCGTAATGATATCCGGATTCCGTTCCACCACCTCGTCTTCGGCTTCCAGACCTTCCAGTACGGTACCTTCTGCAATGGTGGTATTCCATTCCGGAATTGTTCCATCTCCCTTTTTGGCACATACAATGAACTTAATCTGTCCCTTATATGCAACCACATCTGGGCCGATCAGCCATGAAAATGTGATATAGTCACCGTCCGTCTGTACGTCCTCTACCAGATAAGGATACTTCTGCCCGTTGGCATTCTGGTAATTTATGTACAGGTGCATGGTAGACAGATCAATGTTGTCCCCTACGATTTTTGGACATCGAAAATGCTTCCTTTCGGAGTTCCCGTCATTTGCTACACCGAACAGCTTTTCGGATGCCGGGACTGTAATCACACGGGTTTCCGGGTCGATTTCAAAAATGTCGTTGACCGGTTCGACCACCGATGCTGCTAATGCTTCTTCTACGGTCATGATTGATACACCTCCACTTCATTCGTTGTGATACGATATCCTGCTTTTTCTCCTACCAGATATACTTTCCAACGGTTATATCCCGTAATTTCATCTGGTACGACACATTTGCCGTTCACAATCGGTACAGGATATTCTTTGTCGTATCTTGAAAAGACGGCTGCCTTCCTGCAACCGTCCCATTCCGAATCGAAGTTATATTCCGTATACAGATACCCTTTTGTTCCGGCCACAATACCAGAGAAATCTCCGTCTTTGCTGAGGTTCTGGCCGGTCACCTTAAACTGTAATGTTCTCATTTATGCCCCCTTTGGAAATGCACACCAATTAATAAACATTGATACGCTTGAACTATACCCATTAACAGTTCGTATTGTCATTCCAGTCGTAGATACATCTTTAACCTGCACTGCAAAAGTTTTGGTGTTTTGTGAGCCACCAGATAACGTTAATAGTACGAACGGTGCTTTCGAGAAAGTTTTTCCAAATTTCACAGAAGTATCTTTGTAAGAATTTGCCCCGGTTTCGATTATTGGTGTGGTTCCATAGAGCGGTAATTTAGCAGCCAATTCCTTATTTTTCTTTGTGATCTGCGAAATGTTCCCAATCACGTCAAACATTGCTGTTACACTAACTATATTAAGTCCCTTAAGTTCAACTCTGTATAATGGAAAATCCGCTTGCATCGCTCCTGTTAATATATCTCCGTCAATTGTTGCAGGTGCTGCAGCTGTCCCGGTAGAATCTTCTCCCTGAATCACTGCCAGATCAACCGTTTCTTTTCCGGTGCTGTCTTTTGTGTAACGGAACACGATCAGATCAATTCTGTTCGTGCCGGAATGTCCGTTGTTAATTGTCACCAGTGCACTGTCATTTGCCGGAATTCTTACATGCCGTCCGTACATAACCGCATCACCATCACTGATTTTCACAATATTGTTCGACTGTACTTCTGCTTTGAATTGGCTGCCATTTTCCAATACATATTTTGCATTTCCGAAAATACCAGCAAATAACGCCCCGTCAGATTCTGCACTGACTGCGCGTCCCGTATCTCCAGTATCAAGATAATTTGCCATTATTCTTCACCAACCTTATATGTTATCGTTTCAATACCATTTTTTATTTTTACAATTTCTTTTGTTATCGGTTCCTTCAATACTATCCCAGTCGCCCGGTTCCTGCCGCCAACAATATCACCGATATCTACATCAAGTTTCTGAAAAGATGCCGATACAGAATCTGAACTTTTTAATTCCTTAAGTTTTTCGATTCCTTTCTCTTTCAACTCAGAACTGGATCCGGAGTTTCCATAATCATATATTTCAGCTATTTCATATTCCCCGAAATATGCCTGCTTTTCTGTTATCTCACCATTCTTACCTACATACAGATCAATCACCGTTCTGGCTGCCAACTCGCCAGCTCCGAGACAGATCAGGTGGTTTGTCCCGCCTTTTTTCTTTTCGATTATGATTTTCATTCCGTAATCATCAGAATACTCATATTTCTCTGACAAATCGCTGATTGGGATAGCTGATATATTCACACAAGATTCCTTATCATCATAGGTGATTTTCAGTTTTGCCCCGGCAGAGGACAGCATCTTCACAATACCGGAATAAAAATCAATGTATCTCGGAAACTGATAGCTACTTATCTGTATCCCGGAAGAGTCCGGAACCACAAACAGATCTACCAGATCACAGCGTTTTATCAGCAACGCAAGAATGTCATTTGCATCCCCAGATACCGTCAGATAATCTTTTCCGGTGTCTGGTCCGATTACCTTCTTTTCCATAATACCACGCCAAGATCGCCCAGAATAATATACCTTAGATTTATCAGTATCAACTTTTACATCATCTACAATACCACCGTATTCTTCATTTTCAACATACCAGATACATCCGGCACTCATGCAGTGATTTCTCACGTTCATCTGGAGCTCGAAGTCATTGTCACCGCCAAGTTCCAGATCAATCGAATACTTTTCAAGGCTCCCTTGTGGAAGCCTGTTTATGTCTGTATACATTACTTCCACAACGGTTCACTCCTTTTATCAATCAAAATTAAGTCGAACGAGAAACTACCATCCCACGCAATAATCTGTGTGCCGGATACAATTTTCTCAAAGATATAATATTCTTTTGCGGCAGACCAAAGAACATTTTCCGTATACCCGTCAGTGTGTATCAGGCTTACTGTCCTTTTTCTGGAATCAATTTCTAGTCGTTCACCAGCATTCAAGGAAACATTCACTTGATAGGTATTATCGCCAATCTTCACAAGTGGTTTTGACACGGGACCGTATATTCGCAGCACAAAATCAGATTCCGTAATACTTACATTATTGATTGCAGAGGATGACACCTGATTCAGATAATAATACCCATATTTATAGGGATACTTTTTTAAATCATCCATCTCAACAGTTTTACCTTCTGTTTTAAGAAAATTAAATTCTTTTTCCTGTACCCAGTCCGGCTGATCAGTTGCAATAGTGACTTCGATTTCAATATATCGCTTTGCAATATACCAGTTAGCTTTTTTTGATGCTGTAATATAGCAATTCAGATAGTATCCATCCTGATACAACCTTCCTGCCTGGTTTGCAAGGATATCCGCTTCGAAAATCCGGAAGACTGCATTTCTTTTTGCGATCCCTTCTTCTTCTGTAGCTGCTGATATGATTATTTTCATCTTCTTCTCTTTAACGCCCTTACGGAAGTTGGTTATCTCATCATAATCCGTATCATATTCCCATTCATAATTTCTAAGCTCAGAATCTGTGATATAAATGCCACCTGAACCAAAGTCAATACTCTGATTCAGGTGATTCACATACTTTGCTGTATCAAGCATATTTTTTCACCAACCTTGCAATTTCTCTGTTATCAAATTCAAGTTCTACTCCATTTGTCAGAACGTCGATCATAAGTTTGTACAGTCCGCCGTTACGCATCCAATTATAGATGGCTTCCAGTAATGCCTGAATTGCTCCATCATCCCTGTTTCCGCTGTTATTTACAGCATCCTGTATCATGTTCATCAGACTCTGCGTTCCAACTACTGTCTCGCTTCCAGCTTCTCCGCCAGCCATAAGCTTATTTGATACCGCATCATAGCCAAATACTGTAGGCCTATTCATAATCATTCCGGCATCCATAGCCTTAGCATACCAGTCAATAGAGAAATGCGGCACAGATGGTGGATCAAGACTAAATTTCCCTTCGATTTTCGGATGTGGCAATTTTAGCTTTGGGAGTGACCAGCTAAAGTTCATGGCGCTCTTGATGTGATTGATTGCACTGCTCACAACGCTCTTTATCCCATTCCATACACTACTAAACTTGCTCTTGATACCACTGAGCACGCTAGATACAACCGAACCTGCAACATGAAGCCCGGATGATATAACAGACTTGATTCCGTTAATCGCACTTGATACAACGCTCTTTATCCCATTCCATACACTCGTCATTGTGCTTTTTATAGAATTCATTATGCTTTTAACAGTACTTAAAATCGCATTTAAAACTGAAGATACAACACCTCGCATTGCACTTAATACACTTGATACAACACTCTGGATCGTACTTAATACACTCGATACAACAGATGTTATTCCGTTCCATACCGTAGAAAATATGCTTGCAATTACTGATAATATCGCACTGATTGTTCCGCTGACGGCAGACCATACCGTTGTAATAATCGAAACCATTCTATTAATTGAATTTGCTACTTCTGTCTCTATGGCCTGCCATATTGTAACAAATACATTTTTTAAGGTCTCTAAAATCGGTGAGATAAATCCAACGATTGCATTCCATATATCGCTTATAGTATTGGAAATTGATTCAAGTGCTGTTGAAACAGCATTTTTTATGAATTCCCATGCTGCCGTAATATACTCTTTGCAGTTCTCCCATATGAACATCCACGGGATAGTAATGATTTGGATTGCAGCTGAAATGATTTCACCAACAAACATGATGCCAACTTGCACCACATTCTTTATTGTTTCCCATACCGCCGAAACCGTATTTACAATTCCATCCCAGACATTCTGGATTGTCGATGTGATGCTTTCCCAGGCACTCGCCAGGAAGTCGCTAATCCCGTTCACTACGGTTTCAAATACATTCTTTATGCCTTCCCAAACAGAAGTAAAGAAATCAGTTATGCCGTTCCATACCGATTCAACTGTCGCTGTAATATCCGCCCAAGCAGTATTAAAATCTGTTCCGAACCATCCGAGAAATGTATCTAGCACTCCCTTTAATGATTCTAATACATCTGTAAGTACCGCCTTTATGCCTTCCCATATTCCACCGAATACTTCCTGTATTCCAGTCCAGCACTGTTCCCAGTTTCCAGTAAATAGCCCTATGAATGTATCTAATATACCTATCAGAACATCACATACTGTTGTAATAGTATCAGCCAATGCAGCAAAAGCACCTTCAAATACCGGTGCTAAGATTTCACAGAACCCATCCCATATAGCTTTCAGGGCACTTACTATATCTGCAAAAGAAATATTCAGACCTGCAAATCTTTCTTTTACATTGTCAACGAATGATGAAATCTTGTCTCGTATCTGATCCCAGATTGCAATCATGTTATTCCTGAAGTTTTCATTCGTATTCCACAAATGTGTAAATGCAGCAACCAGAACCGCTATCACGGCAACGATCGCCACCACAGGGGCGTTTATGCCTGCGATTGCTGTCTGAAGCTTGCCGAATCCTTTCATTAGGTTTCCTACGGCTATAGGTCCATCTGCAAACACCTTGATTAATTTCCCCATTATAGCAAGAACGGGACTAATCGAAGCAACAACTGCAAGCATAACCAGAACCATTTTTTTCTGACTATCCGGCATCTTATTAAATTTTTCTGTAAGTTCTTCTACTTTTTTAGTGAACTGCTCAACATAAGGTGCTACAGTAGTAAGCAATACGGAACCCAATTCAATACCACTATTTTTAATTCGATTGAGAGCCTTCGCCATTTTTGCTGACGGCGTATTCATCTTTTCAAGACCTTGTCCAACCAGATCAGCTACATTAGCCATTGATCCCATTGTTTCATTGAAATCACCGGCCGAATCATTTAAGAGTGCCATAGCAGCCTTTCCGGCTTCCTGACTGCTCCATAATTCATTGAATGCTGTTCCTGTCTCTTTTGAGTAGTCTTTTAAGATTTTCAGTGCATCGCCAGTTGTCTTTCCGTCCTTCATCAGATCCTGGAATGATTTTCCGGTCTTTTCTTTCAGGACCTTTCCTACATCCGTACCAGAATCACCAAGTTCATTCAACATACTGTTCATGTATGTAGTAGATTCCGCCGTGGCAATACCCTGTTTAGTCATAAGGGTATACATCGTGCACAGCTGATCCAGATTAACATTCATACCGGCAGCCGTCGGGATAACTTTACCCATACTGGACGCCAATTCATTTACAGATGTTTTACCAAGATTCTGTGTATTTACGAGCTTGTTTGCTATGCTGTCCGCCTGATCAGCTTCTAAACCATAAGCATTTACAGCTGTAGACAACAGATCCACAGATGTTGCAGTATCCGTAAATCCGACTTTTGCCATGTTAGCAGATGTACGGATAAAACCTCCCAGCTTTTCAACTGGTACAGATGCTGACAACGCCTGATAGCCGGCTTCCGTAAGTTCTACTGCGCTTTTTCCTGTTTCATTCGATAGATTCAGGAATTCTTTGGATAATTTCTGAACGGATACCTGTGACGTATCAAATAAGGTTGACATCTTTGCCATACCATTCTGAAAATCAGATGCGCCCTTTGTTACCGCAGTCAATGTTCCGGCTGCAGCGGCGGACAGCGGAGCGAATTTCTTTCCGACTTTACCTACTGCATCACCGGCTTTTTCTATTTTCTTCCCGATTCCCGTGACCTTTGTTCCGGCCTTTTCTATCTTCTTACCGAATTCAGCCCATTTATTGCCACTCTTTTCGGATTCTTGGCCACCTTTTCCGGCATCTTCACCGGCTTTTTTTGCTTTTTTTCCAGCTTCTTCCGCTGTCTTTCCAGCTTTCGTGGCACTATTTCCCGCTTTTTCGGAAGACTGTTTCACTTTATCGCAGCCTTCCGACACTGCCTTTTCGGTATCAGCGACTTGTTTATGTACATCATTTAACGATTTTTCTGCATTTGCAGTATCAATCGCAATCGTACCGACAAGCTTAAATAAATCCATCTATACCTCCTATTCTGAAGGCTGGAAAGATTGTAATATGGACATACTATCAGCAATAACATTTTCCTGTTCAGTTTCACTCATGTGAGATGTTTCAATCCGCTGAACTTCTTCGTTTACGCCTTCTTCATACTCTTCAAAAGTCTTGTCCCATACTTTATGCAGGTACACTTCCCAACGCAGTTCTTTGTTGTATGCCTCTGAAAAATCTCCTACAAATTGTAAGAAACTGCATGATTGAATATACCAACTTACCAATCGCAGCGGATCATGATAGCGCTTAAACAGCTGATCCAGAAATTGAAACTGCCCTATTTGAGCAATCCTGATACAACCTGAAAAAAATCGGAGAACTCTTCTTTTTTGAAAACATCTACAATCATCTGTGTAAATGTTCCCAGTGGCAGAGCAGCGATCTCTTTTTCAGTCATTCCAGACAGACCGGCAAGAAACTGATACAGTTCTATCTTAATTTTTCCAAGATTCTTCAAGAGCAGCCCAACCAGTTTCATAATTACTTTGATACCAATCTGCTTTGTAAGTACATCAGCCATCGCATTATCTGAGCTTTCTTTTCTATCTGCTTCATCTAAAGTTGAATCTACACTATTCATGATGTCTGCCATTTCTTTTGCATCGAAGCAGTCTGCCATATTTTCAATACCGATTTTTGAAATAATATTGACCATCGGGAAAATATCATCAGCACATAATTTTCTTAATTCATAATTTTTTTCTACCATTACAATCCTTCCTTTCGTTACTTTTTACCTTCTGTTATTCTTCGTTTTCTTCTGGTCCATCAACAACAGCTTTGCCAGATACATCTTCCGACTGACTAGCTGCCGGATCTGGGTAATAGATGTGGTACGGAAGTACCTTTAACGCTTCATCTTTGTTAACATCACCCACGCATTCAACCGTCACTGTTGGTGAAGACTGAGATTTATTTTTTGCATCCAGTTCAAAACCAGATGTACACAGGGCATCATCAAAAATAACAATAATTGGTTTTTTTGATACGGTTCGTCCAACAAACGCAAAGTTTTCAAAATAGTCACCTGCTTCGATATCCGGTTTACTTTCAATAACTTTATATCCGGTTGCTGTCGAATTTCCTTCCTGTGCAATCAAGCCCTTTTTGATAATTTCAGGGCTGATCTCTGCAAAATTGATTTCCATTGTTGCTGTTTCTCCAACCTTCATCATCAAGCCTTTTGCTTTAATCAACTTTCCATCCACTTCAATATCCTGTACTTCAGGTTTCATAGACACTTTCGATCCACCATTAGTTGCCCCTATGATTGATTCTGCAAAATTCCATTTGTCACCAGAAAACGTTAATCCCTGATGGATTGTTCCAGCACCAAACAGAATAGAATCTGGTGTATCTTTGGTGATTCCATGTTCTTTCCAATTTGTCCATTCATTTGCCATTATTCGTTCACCTTCCAACTTTTGATCTTTAAATTAACCTGTATCCTATTTATATCGTTTCCATCTGTCGGGATCATTGTTGAAGTGTCGTAATACGCAATAATATGTGTTCCAGAATCAAGAACAGCGTGATAACCTGAAAGTGTAGGAAATGCCTTTTGAAGCACTTCCTTTCCATTCTCAAGGTCCATCACGCTGCCTTTTGTTGTTCCTGTTACCATCATTACATCTTCGCCCGATCCATCCTCAGATGTATCTGGAGTTTCCGAATATTCCCCTATCCAGTAGGGATATTCTGCTTTTGTCCTCCATTCATAGAACTGATATGGAAGCAATTCTTTTAATTTAAGATTCATGTGTCTTAATATCTCTTGCGTCATACTAATCACCTAAATCCTTAAAATTCATTTGTACCTTATTCTGTACTGGTCCTTTTAGCGAATTGAACGCATTAAACAATGCTCTTGTTCCACGCTTACCATTGGTCTTGTAGAAATCCACACCGTTTTTCCCGTGCACGATTACTACTTTTCCGTTATAGGTCGGTTTCCTTTTTCCAGTATACGATTTAACCGGCACGTACCAAGCACCGGCACGTCCATCCCCATTCAATGCATATTCTCCGGTTCCAAATTCTTCCCATAATGCGTTTTCAAGATCTGAGCCGATAGCACATACCATGTTTTCAGTATCTACTTCATGCCGGAAGCTTCCCGCAGTCTCTCCGCTTGCACGTCTGGAATTTGAAGCAGCCTGCGACTTAATCTCTCCACCAGCTTCTTCCAGCCATGCAATAGCTTTCATTCGCATTTCTTCAATGATCTGTTCTGTATTGTCTTCAAACTCAATCTGTGCCACTCCCAACACCTCCTACAGCTTTCAGATAGATTTCCAGATGTTCATGCATTCCCATCGGATCATCAATCCACTGTACATCATAGATTTTTCCATCTATCAGCATTCTACACACCTCAGGATCCTGATTGGCAAGCGCCCGATAATAATCAGTAATATAGTAATGACTGGACTCTGATATCTTGGCATTATAGTTCTGGACGGGTGAGTTTCCAGATACTAAATCAAGCCATCCCGGATAGGAGCCTACTTCTTCCCAGATAATTACCGGATTGCCAATCTCATCAACACTATTTTCACTCTGCACCTGTAAGATTGCTGTTGTGTTTCCACCAATATCAGACACAATCAACACCTTGCCTTTCTATACGGTTTCAGACAGCCTAACAGACTTACTGGGTAGCCATTCATCTGATTGGATGCGTCCTGATCAAAGTATGTAACCGAATGGCGAGACAATGTTTCTGCCTTTATTCCGACTTTTCCACGGTTCTTTACTTCCCATTCGCAAAGATTAATACAGCACTCAATCACATCATCTGGATACTCTACTTTTGTGATCAGTATATGACCTTCATCGATTAACTCTTTATCCAGTACAATCGTGTTCTCTTCTATTCCTTTTACTGTATATAATCCGTCATTGAACATACTTTCCGTTATTTGCACTGTATCTCCAATCGACAATCCATAAAGTTTATTTATTACATTTAGTTTCGACGATGATACAACACCTGCTGATCGAATCTTTCTATTCTGGAAGTTGTTGTTCGTATAAGAGCGGATGGTTTGCTCGATTGCTTTTAGCTTCTGTTCAATCCGCTCTATTGGCCAGTCCTTAAAGTCGATTAACCATTTTGCCCTTTCTACCGACAGGATCATAACTGCACCGCCTTTCTGTTACTCTCCCGGTGTCTCAGATGTCTCATTCGTAACATCTTTAAGTTCAGTGACAGTATATCCTTCGTGTTCTCTGAACCATGCTGCAACCCGGCCACTTGTGATCAGTGCTTCTCCATGTGCAAACTGCGCTCCGCCGGCACCTTCTCCACAGTATCCCGGTTTTTTATCTACCGTAACCTTATATGTCTTTGGTTCTTCTTTCTTTTTCGGCATACTTATTTTCTCCTTTCCGTTACGCAATCTTGATATTTCTAAGAACACCTGCGTGCTTTGTGTTCTTCAGAACTGTAGCTGCTACCATTTCTACCTCACCATCTTTTACAGCACCCGGCTGGTTGAAATCTGGTAAATACTGATCAATAATAGAATTTCCAGTAAGTGTAGCTCCGTGGAATCCGTTGTTAACATCAAACTTAACAGCATAGATATCTGTAAGACCGGTAGTAGCTGAACCGCCATTTACCGTTCTTGAAATATTATCTTTCACACATGCATTTGCAGTAACTGTACTTCCTGACACAGTATAATGGTTTTTAAGGTCCATAAATCTAACACCATCCATAGAAGTCACTTTTTTACCAAATGCTTCCTCTGTTTCAGTTTTGTATCCAAGAATGCGAGCCATAGTCTGTACTTTAGAAATCATACTGGTATTCATAAGCAGTGCATCAGCACCTGTTTCACGAATAAGAACCTGTAATGCTTCATACAGCTGATCCGCGCTTGTTTTCATCTTTTCGATGTTTGATACATCAATAATCTCTTTGCTGTTAAACTCAGACGTAGTGCCAACAAGCATTTTGTCAAGTCCGTCAAACGAATCTTCCTGTGTTGTGGAATCTCCATTAATCAGCGTGTAATGGAACAGTGAAACTGCCGCAGCAATCTTTTCTTCCATCTGGAATGCCATATTATTGAATTTGTTTTCTGCCTTTTTCAGAACACGGTCCATTCTGAACTTTCCACCAAAGATTTTCAGATCAGCAGATTTCTTTACAAGCTTTGCTTCACTGTCTGTATATTCTTCGTTCAGCTTTCTGAATGCTGCTGTTGACGGAATCTGCTTCTGCAAATAACTGTATGTAAGTGTAGATCCGCCCTGCGGGCTTACCGTGTCGTCAAATGTAATCATCTGTAAAATTTCTGACTCTCTTAAGAAGGTATCTACTACCTGCTCGGCAACCTTGTCAGATGCACCTTCTCTCATATCCTGTAACGTAAGTGCCATTAACTTTCACCATTTTAACCTTTCTATTTTTCGTTATCTTCATACTGCATACGAAGTGCATCAGCCAGATTCTTTGGCTGTACATCATTATTGTGATCACCCTCTGGAAGCGGTTTCGGATCAATCTCTCTTGGTCCCGGATTATTTTCCGAATCAAAATGAGTTGGGAACTGAGTCTTTAAGTTCGAAATCTTCTCATCAATCCCCTTAATGTTTCCATCTTCATCAAGCTCCAGCGCACCGCCTTCTTTAAGTTTAAATGCCATGTAACCGACATCATCCGTCTTTGCATTCATGAGAGCAACCTTGATAGCAGATTCAAGTCTTGTCTCATCAAGTTCTTTCTGTAAATTTGCCACCTGTGTTTCGTATGCTGTAATCTTCCCCTGGAGTGCTTCATCGTTTTTTGCATCTTTCTTCAACTGTTCAATCAGCTTCGTTGATTCTCCATGCTGTGTGTTCAGGGTGTCATAGTCCGTCTTCAGTTTTCCGTATCGGATATCCAAATTCTCCTCACTGGCAGTATAAATCTTATTCTCTTTCATACTTGCTGTAATCGCCTTAATCTGTTCATCCGATAAACCCTGTGCTTTTAATAATTCTTCTAATGTCATTTTGTATTTCCCCTTTCTTACGCTTTTTACATGTCTCGTCCATGATCTGCGGAATAGTGTTTTACATCCCTGTGGATGAAATGGCATTAAAAAAAGACATCCTTCGATGCCTTAAATCAATATATCCTTGTCCTTGCCACCCGCCACCCACTATTTCACCCATAGTTGGGAGATAATTGGATCACCGCCTTATCAGCAAAATTTGCATAGAATAATTAATGCGACACAAACAATCATGATATTAATGCTCGATGTTGCCATATTCTCACCTCTTTCTTAAAAATGGGTACAAAAATACCACTAACCATTTCTGATCAGTGGTATCTATAATACTTTTTCAATATCTTTCTTATCAACAGTAATTGTTTCCCAGTTAGTAGGAGAATCACCAATGTCAACTTCGCAAGCATCTTCAAAAAGTTCAACTATGGTCCCTATTCGCCCATCCTTTAATTTAACTACATCATATTGTTTCATAGTTCTCACCTCTTGTCTACATAAATCGATGTTAGCCTTGGTTCAGCGTTGTCGTTATCTTTAATCCATGCTGTTAATACATTTGCTGTTTTTCCATTCGGTCCTGTTATCTGCATAATTTGCTCATAGCGCTTTCCGTATTTGTCTTCTCTCTTATATACTAACTCTTTTTCATCAAAAGAATCAAGTATTTTCGTTTTTAAGTCTGTATAACTTTCTTTTGTATATCCAAGTGCTTCTTTAAAAGCTTTTGCTTTTTCTTTACCTGTAGGATGTTCAAAATTTAATGCATATTCCGTTAATTTCTCATCTGGGATTTTCGCAAAAAATTGCAAATCCATCTTTATTTTGTTGCCTTTAGAATTTTCCACAGTTCCTATATATTTTTTATTGAATTCATCAAAACTCTTTCTTTTATCCAATCCGTAAAAAGAAGCTCTTTCTTTTAACCGATCAAGTTCTTTCTGATCCAATGCCCATTTTGCACGCTGCAAAAGTACACATCTGCAGTTGATTACTTCCGCTGCACTTCCTGATGGATCTCCCGGATACATCAATCCATTGCTGAATTTCTCGTCCAGCGCCCTGACTTCACCATCAACCATCTGATGTGATTCTCTGGTATTGGCATCCATTGTGGCATCCCACTGCTTCACAACATCAGCTCCACGCTCTCTTGCAGCATAACAGGCATCCATCGTGGATTCTTGCTGTATTCTATGTCCTTCCGTTCTTGTGATCCTGACAGCATTGTTGTAACCAGTCTTGGTATATCCAGCCAACTGCTGCGCCATCTGCGAATAGCTCATACCTGTAGCCACACCCCGGCTGATCTGCGCTGTAATCTTCCGTTTCAGAAGATCTACATCCTCACCTAATCGTGAGTACAATCCCTTACTGATCTTACTATTAACCTGTACCGCCCGGACAACTTTTTCCTGATCTATCGGAACGATCAAAGGAATCCCTTCGCCGTGTAATACATACATATTCCCGGTAAATGCCTTGTCATAGCAGTCATTCAAGTACTTATTAACCGTCTTAAATTCCTTTCGGTGCATCTTATCCAGGATACTGTTCACTTGCGCCTTAAGTGCATCCTGATACTGCTTCTGGTACACCTTAGAACGTTCCATGCTCTTTAGCGTTTCCCGTTCCTGTTCATCCTCAATAGAATTATATTTATCCTGTATCTTATAGATTTCTTCCTGAAGAGCATTAGCCTTCTGTGTTATATATTTAAGAGATTGATTATATACAGCCTGTAGCCGTCTGATCACACGTTCCTCATCATCAAGAAACTCTATCTGAACAATCTTCTCACGATACTTCATAGCCTATCACCTATTCCTCAACCGGCTCATCATCTGGATTATCAGGATCATCCGGCAAAATAACACCTAATGCCGTTCTTGCATCCTGTGCTGTATGACTATCTGCATTCTTCAGTTGTTCTTTCAACTCATCGAAATCCCAGTCCATAACGTCACATAACGCTTTCAGCGTCTGTTCATCGCCGATCTGTGTAGCCATATTCAAGATTGTATTGATTCTTACCTGTTGGATATCTGCTTCTGTCTTTTCGTTCGCTATATTCTCCGATTCGTTCATCATGATTGATCGTGTGAATTCGAACTTGACATCTGAAATCTGATAGCCTGTCCCGTTCTGCTGATTGATTTCATCCAGAACAACCTTCAGCAGCTGTTTCAACATTTTTTTTAATCTTCTTTCAAGCTTATTCGCTTTCAGATCCAGTAATGCATATCTGCTTTTGATCACAATATTTGTGATATTCCCATCTCCGACCTGTGATGAATTGAATCCCATACCGAACCGGTATATGTTCTTTTCATCCTCATCGGCTTTTGTCTTACGGGCCTGATATGGAATGTCTACAGTTCTGACTTCCACATCACCTTCCGAATCTGTTCCAACAATCTTCTTAGTTTTCAGGTTTTGCTGCAGCTCATCCAGGTTGTCCCCTTGGAATCCTTTTACTACATACAGTGGCGTATCAAAGTCCTTTAGATTATTAGATAATCCGCACTGCATGATGTCATAATCATCTATCAGGCCCTTGATTGGTTTCAATCCACTAAACTGCTTTTTGTTGTAATCCAATCGCCAGAACGGGATATATCCCAGCGAACACCCCATCTTCTTACCTGTCTTCTGATCAGTAAATACGATGTGTGGTCTTGGATTCACCGGTTCAGATTCATCCTGAACAATCTTTCCATTCAAACCATCCTGAATATAATAAAATGTTTCTGTTTCAGACCATACCTGAATCTTTCGGATTACTTTCTTTCCCTGTTCTATACGGTCCACATAATGATATATAATGTATCGCTTATGATCTGAAGTATCCTTTTCTCTGCACTCTACTACGCCCATGCTGTCTGCACACATAAATGTAAGCCGATCATCGGCATTCTTATATGCGAACAGATACTCGAATCCCTTCGTGTATGCTCCTGTGATCACATCGCCAATCTCTGACCAGAACTCATCATCAAAATAGTTATCCAGATGCTCCTGTAACCCTTCCGCCGTATCCTTGGCAACCATTGGGTTTTCATCAAACGAAAGCATATAGGCTGACAGTTGATCCGAAAGCTCAGTAAAGAACGGGTGACTGATCTTAACATTCGACCGCACCTTGTCTTCTATCAGTTTTCCATCAGCATTGTAGTAGAATAATCTATATTTTCTTATGTCGTGTTCGCCTTCGTAGTATCTTTGACCAACACCGGCAAACTTTTTCTTCTCTGATACAATATCATTATCTATAAATTTCTGTACCTCTGATACACTCAGCAACCTTTACACCTTCCTTCTTCGATTAATCAATAGGACTTAACAGGAATCGAACCTGTGACACATGGCTTAAAAGACCACTGCTCTACCACTGAGCTATAAGCCCTGTATTTATCTAAATGACAGTCCTGCCAGCACCATAACCGACCACCAGTTGTGACCGTGAAAGGAGGTTGCATCCGCGACGATGCAAGTTTCTTAACGGAAAAAGATTGAACCCGCCCTAAGACTCTGAAAACCGCTGGTGCTGTGCACGCCGTCCGTCAATTGTCATTATTCTTTTTACATCAGCCATCTACTAGCCTTACGCCATCCTTCTATTGCATATCTCAGTGCTGCCATTGCATCATCCATAACTGGAACCGGATCGTCCAGGTATTCCCCCGTCCTTTCATCCTTCTTCCACTTCCATTGCTGTAGCTCTTTGATCGTGTTAACACAATGAGGTGCAACATAGATCTTACGCTTGATAGTATGGTCCTTACCAACCGAACCTTTCAGCCAATCGATTTGTGCATTTACTGAGCCTTTTGAACCGCCTTTGTCAACACCTCTTGCCCTGTATCCCGCCTTGTTCCACTCCTTGATTCTGTCAGGTTCAGCACTGTCACACCACATTATTTTCTTCGCAGGTATGCCGTGCTGTATGGCTATTGGTATAATTTCAGCGGTTTCTTTCTCATGCTCATATATTTCATCGATGATATAGATATCTTCATCCTTGATTCCAACCAGCAATATTGCATCGGCATGATTGAAACCAAAGTCTTGTCCAATAGCTACATCATCGTAATCGTTGAGATTCTGTGATACTTCCCGGACTTCCCAGTTGTGAAGAATCAATCCCCCAATCTCGCCCCATTCTCCAAGACCATAGATCTGATAGCCTTCTGGATCCACAATCTTTCTACGTTCCATTCGTTCACGGTACGCATTATCAATGAACCGATTACCGAGATAGGTCGAATGATGGGTAAGTACGTTTGGATCGGGAATATCAAAAAAGACCTTCTTGATCCAATGATTCTTATTCACCGGGTTGAAGGTCATCCGAATTTGATAAAATTGATCTGGTGGAAGCTCGCCACGCAAACGGTCATCGATAATTTCCAGATCTGCTTGCGTGAATTCTGTAGCTTCTTCCAGCCATACATCAGTAAGCTTGCCTTTGGGGAATGTAATAGATTTCAACTTCTCACGTTGTCTATCATCATTCATTCCCCTGAATATGATCTGGTTGCCATTGTGTCTGCATGTAAGCATTAATGGACTTCTGTTGATCTTCCAGTAAGCATCGGCCTTATCTCCAAACATCTTGTACAGAGAACCTGTTAGTTCTGCAAAGGTACTGTCTCGATTGGTGATATCAGACTTTCTCATGGCTACAAGGTTTCTTCCTTTGTCTCTCATTAGTCTCAGGATGTAATTCTGCGCTGTATCCACACTCTTTCCTGAACCAGCAGAACCTTTCATCACGATGTAGCGTTTTTTACTGCGGTCAACCTCTTTAAAGCATGGATTAGCTTGAACATTTATTTTCACAGGCAATCAGCTTCTTTAAAGGCTTTGAAAAGTTTCGGTGACTGAATAGCAATCCAGTCTGTAATCTCCTCGTTCCGTCCCCAGCTTTCGGCACCGCCACTGTTATTCCATAATCCAGACTCGTACAGAAACGCGTGAATAATTTCATGCCTGAGTACCTTCTTCTTGTACTCTTTCAAATTCATTAAAGAGTTTCTACTGGATTCTAACTTCGCAATCCTAATCTGATGAATACTCTGATCCATACATCCATCACAACCCTCTGGAAGTTTTTCATCTGGCGTATCAAAATATATCTTATATAACGTTCCTAAAATATTAACTTTCTTCATTGTCATTATCTCCATAATCAATCGTGATGTTCAGGTCCATATCTGCATCAACTTCCAGCTTGTCCTTGAACATTCCAAGATGTTTACCAAGTAACTCCAAAGCTTTCATCTTGTCATTCAAACGAACTTCTCTTTCGACCGATTTTCCCTTTGCTCCGTCCATTGTCTTAACTTTTACAGACTGGATGCACGCCAGATCATCTTCTGTCGCATCTGCTTTTACTGATGCATCTTTGGGATTGATTACATTCTGTGGATTCACAAATGCTATTCGTGCCAGTTCCTGAATCACTCGGTCCTGACTGATGCCGGTTCTCTTCGATCTCTCAGCCATTGCTTTTGCGATATTTTCTTGAATACAAGTTTTCCCAAGTAATTCAGGTCCGATTCTATCTGCTGTTTTTGACGAATACCCCGCTCGGATAGCTGCCTGAGTGGCATTCAAGTCAATTAGATATTCATCACAAAATGTTTTCTGTTTCTTAGTCACTCAGACTCACCTCCTGTTTTTTTGCATTAGAAAAGCACCCCGGAGGGTGCCTCAAATTCATCATTTATTTTCGCTTGCTTCCATCGCTCTTTCTACATAGTCAATTGCCTCTTGACTTAAAGAGCCTAAGAATGGAATCCCTGTAGTATTATTATAATTCGGAAGGAATTTCTCTCTTCTCAATTCTTCACATGCTTCGCAAAACATACTTTTATCCATTCCTACGTCAGCTGGTTTTACATTGTCCAAGTGCTCTCCATTTTTATACGCTCCGTATAGTTCTGCAAGCACGAGTGTTGCTTCATTTGTTAAATCGTTCATTATTAGTCCTCCTTAAAAATCACCTAAAACCTACTCCCATAATATCCCATTTCTCGACATTACGCAACGAAAAAGACACCCGCGTTGCCAGGTGTCTTCTCTCGGTTTTATTAGGTTGTGGGGGAACTGATCGAATGATTTAATATCTGTTCATTAATTCCAGTATAAGGATAACAGACTTACATACTGAACTGCAATGAACTATTCAGGATATTTTAAATGTCCTAATGCCTTACCATGCAATTTGTGGACCCATCTTTCAGAACAATCCATTTTTTCTGCTATTTCCCACCAACGCAATCCTTTTATGTACCGGTAGAACAACACGTCATTCTCATCTTCATTTTTTATTTCCTTAATCTGTTTTTCGATAGAAATATATGACTCAATACAACTTTCCTTTTCTGTTCCCAGTTTTTCTACCAACGAATCAATCCTTGCCAGCTCATCGGATAAATCTTTCTGATTCCCGCTACCATGTGGCATTCCGGAATAATCAATTGCTTTCACTGATGCAGCCAATTCTTTCAGTTCGATAATTTCATCATCAATACGGTTGATACGTCTTCTACTGGATCTGTATCC